TCATTAATTTTATCCATAACATACCGATTAAAAGGTATAGGATTAAAATTATAAAAGGATTGATAATCAATGTCTTTCCTATTATAGTCAATGTTCAATACATACCGACTAGAATAATCAAGCACATCTTTATTAATAAAAGATAATAATAAATCACTGTCCAAAACTTGAAGTTCAGTGAGATTGTTCAAATAATTCTCAAATAAAATTTGAGTATCAACAGGAATCCCATATTTCAAGTATATGAGATTTCTACTTCCACTACCAACTACAATACCTCTAAGACGGGCATTAGCTTCCCATGGAAACACACTCTTGCTAAAAATAGCTCCAACTCGAGGCTCTACCCCGAAGTTGTCTTGTAGCCAAGGAACTATGTGCTGATAACGCTCCCTTGAATATTCATTCTGAAAATTAAAACGAGCGTAATAACCTTGAGTAATCCGTATTCCATATTCGGCCAAGGCCCTCAATATAGGGCAACCTGGATATGAATACAACATGGAGTAAGATTTGGCTCTCAACAATTCAAACAAGACCTTACTCTTAGACCTACTATAACGACGAGTTGTCCAACCAAATTCCAGAAGAGCTGAAATTGGGTTGGTAAGATTACACTGGTCTTCTTCATCAAATATTATGCCACAAAAACTGGCCGTAGCCAAATTAATGTGTTGTTCAATTTTGATGGTGAAACCAAGATCAGCATAATCCTGTACAGTAGGAACATTAAACCTATTTTTAAACCTAAAAATCCCATCATCACCTTCAACAAACCCAGGTGGCTCAGGAATTTTTCTTTCTTCACATATGAATAACATTATCATCAAGTTTGAGAAACCATTTCCCAAAGACGTATTCATTTCACCAGACATTCGCGTGCCTTGTATCTTAAGAGTGAAATAATAAAAATTACAGTTATTTACTCCGAGTATGGTAGAAATGAAAGAACTCTTAAACCATTCACGCTCGGGCAAATATTGAATCATGTAATCATACAACGTACATTCAATAGCTTCCATCACTTTAGGTATAAAGTGTCCTTCAAAAGAAGTGTAGTCTGTCGCCAAATAAATGGCATCAACGGAATACATCTGCATTAGCATAGCCGGACGCTCCGAAACAGGTACATTCTTAATAAAGTAAGGAAGTTGGTGGGCACGAGACTTGACCGCATATAATTGCTTCTCAATAAGCTTAATTATAGGACCAACACAAACTTTAAAAGTATCAGTACGCGAATAAATTCCCCGCGAATACTTATACTCATCATAAGTCTCGTCTTTAATAAAACAATCCACCCCCCTATCATTAGGGCAACGATCCTTAAGCTTGTAATAAGGATCCTGAAGTAACAAATCATAAACCTTCCTAAGTTCATTCTTTCTAGTCTCGGTATAGCTCGTGTTTGCTAACCAAGTTTCAAAAGAACAATCAGAAGTAGGTTCCAAAGGATCTAAATTATCCTTACACCATTTCTGAACGAAACGGCGGATCCTCCTAAGTTTCATCAACTTGGGAACAGGTGGCACAAAGGCCAACCTCTTTCCTAAACCCCCCAAAGTGGTCAATGGGTCGGTTGAATCGACGTGAGGAGAAACTAATCCCGACAAATCGCAACCCAGTGACACCCCGACCACGGGCCTATATGAAGGCACGTTTAATGGCTGTTCGTGCTTCTTGGAAACGAAACTTACCTCTGGTCTAATTTCACCCAGATCAGGTAGTTTCACTTCGTAAAGCCTATAGCCATAAGCCAGGGTTCTTAAACACTTATGGGGTCCCTGTGAAAAGGGAGCTGAATAGTTTTCTGTTGATTGTGCTTAAAATAAGCCCAAACTAAGAAAACTGTATTATAAAGAGGATCAGATTTTGAGTGTCTGTTCACCCAAACAGTACCCAATCTCTTCATAAAGGTTTTGATCTTGTCTGCAGCGACCTGATCAGTAGAAGTAAAATCAACAACAGCAAATTCTTTGGCTTGATCAAAGGCCTCCAAAGAGACAACTAACAATTCATTTCGATCACGAAGCCAAACAGGAATATACTGGGCACATTTCTCCCCAAAATAAATGACAGGAACCATCAAAAATTTCGTGAGTATGCTTTCATCTTTATAATCATGAGAATGACAGACATGAATTTTCCTCGTGTATGAAAACCGTGCATAAACAGCATCAGGATGTTTTCCTTCAGAACGAACCTGGTTATCTGTCCTGAGGTCCACCTTATCTTTGTCCAAATAACCTACAAAGGAATAAGTGTTTTTAAAACGAAACAATCTAAATACATACCTACACACAACATACAGAATAACACAAGAAAAAGAGAACAATGTACAACAACATCCTGCAAAAAAGATAATCAATAAAGTGATGATGATGCCAAACATTCCACCAAGAATGTATTGAACCATCAAAGCAAACACTCCAAGACAAGCAAACATCAACCACACGATCGTCAAAAGAAACAAAACGGGGAATAATATACACAACATACTCTTAACATTCAAGTAAGGGCCAAACATGTTCTTATATTCCGCCATTGACGGCCAAGGAATTTGAGAAGTGAAAGTATATGTACCAAGATTTTCATCATACTCAATAGGATTCCTTTGCGAATCAGTCAAAGGAATTTCCATATCAACAACAGAATCACTCTCAACTACTGAACTTGACAAATCAGAAGATGAGTCGTTGTCAATAGAAACAGACAGCTCACTAGAAACAGGATCAAAACGAGAATATCTTGCTTTCTCATTATCAATTTCATTCTGTTCCTTCTTCGTATTCTTAAGGTCTTCCAATTCCTCCTTAAGAATCTCAGCTTCTTCCTTCAAAGCATCTTCCTTACCCTGAATTTCCTCCTCATACTTTCCAAAAGATCCCTTAACCAAATCGGACACTTTGTCCTTCCTAGTACCCTTACCCTTTTCCATTTTAGCTTTACTTTTAAATCTGCAAAACTTAGCAGGATGGCCCAACCGACCACACTCTTTGCAATTTAAAAGCCTATAACATTGATCAACCAAATGACCAATTTTATCACAATTAGTACAACGGATTACGGTATAGGTGGTCCCTGAAGAAAGGGATGATGTTTGTTCGTTTTGCGACGACACAACCTCACTTGACCGTGATCTAGAATTAGTTTGGTTCGAGGTCTTCTCTTTTGAATCAAATTCACCCTCCGAAAGAGTATCCTCACATTTGCGTTTATAAGTTCTCGGGGAAAACAGCCTCCCATCATCATACTCGACACACTCACAACTTCCGAATCTCAATCCACATAAATCACAAATATTTTTAGACATTTTGAGTTCACTGGATATTATTGCTTAGATGATTACGGACACCCCGACGGCAAAATTTCAAGACTATTGCATGTCCCCATATTCTTCAGTTATCAATTGAAACTTAATGGTCGTAGTCATTTTAAAGACTCATGACTATGTCTCATAAACCTGCACGGTCTCAAAGTAATACCAATCCTTAACAATAAAGTATATGGTAACTTCGCATTTCAAGCCAGATTACAATCATCCTTTTATTAACCAAGCGTCTTACATTCATTTAATGCGGTGGTCACGTTAAAAGGGCAGAAAAGCCATTAAGGCTCTGGCGCCCACAGATATTGAGAATTCAACAATATTACATATGGGACGATGCAGGTAGGGTGAGTTTAACGACATCACAGTCGGCCGGGCACCTTGCGACTGACTAAGTCTTTGGGCTCCGGCTATGGGACTCTCGCGAGTTTGATTCCCACTCTGTTAGCGATTTCAGCGAACATTACACTTCTTCTTGTACATCACAACGGTTTATCTCTATGATATGAGGAATATTATTCCCACGGTCCAGCAGACATTGTGGGTAATGAAAATATGGAACTTAGCTGTCGCTCCAACGCCTTTTCAAAATAAAATTCATTACTAGAGAACTCACTCTGTGTTCTACAATAGAATCAACGTTCTATATTAACAGCAAATTTAAAGTCACACCTACATGCCGGTGAAGGCAGGATTTGTTAATCCCTAAAAACTCACTTATAAAAACTTTCGACTGTGAGAGCCGGATCCTAACGTTGGTATCATTCGTAGAGTTGATCTTATAAAGAATTAAGATCCTGTATCAATCCAATATTTAAATAACAAATAGTTGGAGTTGTCAATACAGTAACACCACCAAGAGTAACAGTGGCTGTGTTCGACGTAGCTCTAAACGTCATAACATCATAACAATTAGTACCACTGGTAATCCCAGTGAAGGCAGTAATCAGCGTACCGCCCGATGTCATTGTAATAGTTGGGGCTGTGGTAATCACTGCAGCTTGCATAGTCCACATAACGGCATATTTGCCCCCAATTATCAAATTATTGAACGTCACAACATCCAATAAATTAGAAGGATTTATCAACCCTTCAGGGAAGGCAGCAGTCCCAAAATAATTGGCCACCGTACTTCCAGCACTATATAAAGATCCTGACTGCGCATCAGAACCCACACTTCCAATTTGAGGAATAGAAAAATCAACATCATATTCAACAAATAATCTCCCAATAACTACGGCGGTATTACCCTCCGTGCCAAACAAAAAGTTAGCAACATTATAAAGCTTAATGTCAGTATTAGAAGGTTGAATTCCAGGAAGAACATAACGCTCCATTCCATTGGCAACTCTGGACAAATTACATTCACTATCTTTCCACACAACATCTTCGACGAAGTCCTGATAAGAACACATTTCAGAACTAACAGCCGGACTCGAATCAGACGAATCATAATCTGGTGCCATAATGACGCTACCAGTATAAGATGTAGGAGACCGAGTCACAAAAATAAACTTCAATCTCCTAAAACGATATTTTTCCCAATTTCTGGCCATTTTGCTGAGCCAGGGGAACGTGATTTGATTACCGGGATTAACTGAATAAGAAGTTACGCCAAAAGCGACAGTTCCCGACATAGTATCAACCAACTCACGGTGTGAAACACTACAACGATTAAAATTACCCGACACACGTGGTGTGTTATAACGCATTTGTCTACCAAATGCTACGGGGGCCTTCGATACCAGGCCTAGACCATTCCCATTATTACGTGGGATTCTTAAAGAGACAGTCCTATTTCTCTTAATTTTCTTAGACGGTTGTTTCCGCTTCTGTAATTGTTTACGATTCATAGTTAAATTTAATAAAAGAACAAGGATATAACTATTTCATTGCTCAGTCGTTTTGCCAGACGGGTAGTTATCCTCCGTTTGCAGGTAACTGGCTGGCCTCTTCAGACCATTTCACAATGCAGTGGCTCACAGAGCGGTGCATTGCGGGGCGTCTATTATTCATATACAGACACTACTAGAAATAAAC